ATCCATGCTTGTCTTTGCTTTCTATCTGTTGGTCCATTACCATGTAAGTTACCACTAAGATATGCCATACTTGCCATACTTAATGCTGCTGTACCCATAGCTAATCTTCCGTTTTGGATAGCTTTAGCATTAATTAAATCTTGTTGTGTACGAATACCAAACTGTTGTAACTCAGGTGTAGGTACCTTTGCTTTAGCTATTTGGTTAAATTCATCAACTAAGAAATTAAAACCGGGAGTATGTTTAGCAGTTAGTTGTAAACCATTAATACCAGTTCTTGCAAATAAGAAGAAAGGTCTAGCCCAAGGTGCGTCATCAAATGCCTTAGATAAGTTTTTACCAAATCCTGTTAAAGGAGCTGTAAGTGTAGCTTCTTGTCTACTGTACTCAGCCATAGAATCAGTAACCATTCCGTTTTCATCAAAGATTTCTTTATTAAAATTATCTTCCATGTCACGGAAAAACTTAGCATCAAAATTTGCAAAGTTACTATCACCCATTTTATCAGCAGCAGCTAAAAATGCTTTTTCTCTAGCTCTAGCTCTACCTATCATTAATTGGAAAGCATCATCAGTAGCTGCCATAATTTTAGTAGAGTAAGTTAATAAACTACTATCATTTAAACCTCTAATCATATTAGCTGTACGATACAAGATTTTATCTGTTACAGTACCTCTAGTTTCTGCCCAATGTCCATAAAATTGCCATTGGTCATCTAATGTGTTTCTTTCTATATATCTAGTTTTAATAGTAGAAAGATCTCCAGCCCAATAACTATTTAATCTTTTTTTAAAAAATTCAAAAGATTCTGGAATTGTTTGTACTAAAGCATTTAGTGAAGCTAAACCAGCTCTGGAAGTAACCATATCACCAGACATTGCACCACCTATAGACATAGCCATAGGTCTAGTAAATGTTGCACTACCTGTACCCATGATTGCTCGGATTGGTGTTTTAGGACCAGATAAGACACTATGAGTAAACATAGTACCAAACTCTCTTAAGAATGCACCAGTCATTTTTTTATCACCTTTAAATGTACCACCTCTCATTTTCTTACGCATAAATACGTCAAGATCATCTAAAGTGTGCACACCATCAGCCATAGATATACCTTCAAATAATATTTTAAACAAGTCATCTCCACCTTCGCCTGCACTTAAATCTAAAGCCATACGGAAAGCATCTATACTTTCTTGTACTGCTTTTTCATTTGCTTCTCGCGTTGCCTGTTTACTTGCTGCTACAGCTTTTTTAAACTGAGCATAAGTTTTAAAGTTACCAGATACTTGTCTACCTTTTTTAACATCTTTTATTCTTCCAAGTCCAAAGTCTGAAAGTTGTTGTGAAACTTCAGCACTTGCTTCTTTTCTTAATTTTAAACCAGCAATTAACTTTCTTACAAGTTGTTGTGCTGGACCATCTATATCTTTAATATCTGTAATATCTGCTAACTCTCTACCAGTTACTCCTAATGCTTGTATGTCGTTAAATAAAGAAACATTAACCATATCTAATGCTTTTATATATTCAGGTCTTACATACTCACCTACAGTCATCTGTCTAACTTTACCAGTTTTAGGATCTTTAAAAGCTGCCTTAAGTTGTGTTCTGTCTCTAGTAATTCTTTCAAAAAACTCTTTGTCAGATATTTCACTTGTAGCTCTGCCTTCATAAATTTCTCTAAAAATAGTTAAGTTTTCTGCAACTACATCTTGTAACTTTTTACCTTGTTCTTTAGCAGTTGATTCTAATTGTGTAACAAACTTTTGGGTTCTAAAGTTACCCATAATTTTCTTCATTGTATCAACTGCTGTATCCGTTCCAACAGCTAATTTTTCTATTAGTGTGTTAGATGTCATAGAACCTACATGACCATCTTCACTACCCCAGTTATCTTTCTTTGCTTTTATACCTTTATCAACATCAGCAGCACTGTGATTAGAAGTAGAGTTACCTAAGTGTCTATCACCAATAGGTTCATTCTTTGGAAAACGTACTCCGGGTTGTTTTAACTGTTCCTTAACTTCTTCTCTTGTTTGTGCTTCTACACTATCTCTTCTTGATTGAGTGTACTCAGCAAAATTACTTCTTAAATCATCAAGGTCTGTATCTAATACTTCTCTAACTTTTTGACCAGCTACATTTAATTCTGATGGGTCTGTTGCAATCATATCATCTCTGAATGCTCGCAAATCTTCACCAATTTCTTTTCCTGCTTTACCAATTTTTTTACCAGCTTTAACGCCAGCATCAGCTACGGTTGTTGCAGTTTTTTTACCGGCAGCTACACCTTTTTTTCCTAGTAGTCTAGCTACAGGAAGCATTTTAAATAAAGTTGCATCAAACACAGCACCTATACCCATACCCTCTACAATGTGCTTCAACTTTCTCATTAGAGGTCCGTCTGTTTCACCTGTAGCAAGTGGTGTATCAAGCCATGGATAATGTTTTTTTAAAGTTCCTGTTATATTGTCTTGGTTTTCGTTCTTAGCAAAAGTGTCGTATTGTAAACCAATTATAGCACCATCTTTCATGGTTTGACCTAGAGTAAGAGCTTTCTTAGCAACACTTCCTCCTTTTACTAAAGTCGCTGCTTTAGTACCAATACCAATAACTCTTCCTGCACCGCCAGTAGCAGCGATAGTACCACCAACTTCTGTTACCGCAGATACAACACCACCCCACCATGTTTTAGTGGTAAGAGGGTCGCCGTCTCCGTACATAAATTGGTCCCATTCAGTTTGATAACCTTCCTCGGAAGCCATCTCTTCTTCCATCTCTCCATTGAAAAAGTCGATGACTCTTTCAGGTGCAGTGATGATATTACTAGCAGCTTTTCTACCTCCTACAACAAGACCAACTCCTGTGTCTTTTACATAGTCGCCTGCTGTAAGACCTTCTTTAGGTTCGACAGTATTAGCTTCTTGAGCTACTACTTCTTTTTCATCTTCAAGATTTTGATTAATGCCGTTTTCTATATCGGCAGCTTGTATGTTTTGTACTGCCTCGGCAGTTTCCTGTTCATTTAGACCTACACCAGAAATGCCTATTTCTAGTGTTGGGTCGAAGTTGTTTTCTTCATTCATTAGTTACCTCGGTAATATCAGCTTTAGAAAAAGCCTATAAACCGCAGTTAAAGGTCTTTTCTTACTAAAATTGATTTATTAAAAATGGATGTTTTAGAGTTTTCTCTTTCTTTTCTAGCTTTTATAATTTGTTCACGTAATAAAGGATCATTATTAGGTAATGGTTTTTTATATGTTACTGCGTTTGGATTAAACACCATAGAATTGTGAACTTCCATGTACTCCTCGATCATCTTATTACGATTGTCGTTAGCCTTTTGTATTGCGTCTAAAACCCTAGCTCTTGTTATACGTGAACGAGTAGGATATTTATAAACAAGTTCTTGTACTTCTTTACTATGTTCTTCTTTCTTTTCTTCTTGTTTTACTTCTTCACCTGATACATATTGTAGTTGTGAGTTAGCTAAGTCAATAGGATTAACTCCCATTCTCATTGCTAAATCTTTGTAGTAGTCTGGTATATCAGATGATTGTTTTAGAGGTGTCTGACCCCAAGCAATTAATTCTTTTTGTGTTGCCTGAGTAGCACTTACTTTTTTCTTTTTCCAGTTACCACCACCAGATTGTGTCATACCATTTTGTATTAATTTACTATATGAACCATCGCTAGTTTTGGTATCAAAAGTTTGCATTCTTAAAACTTCGGTAGGATTATCTAAAACAGCTTCTACAGCAGCTATACCAGCTTTAAATCCATCTTCAGGTCTACCTATAATTTTACCGTCACGTACAGTAGCTTGTGTATAAGCATTATTAAATGTTTCTTCTAAGTTACCATATAATGTTAACCATTCAGGTGACTTAGTATCTGTTTCTCCAAATGACTCTTCTGTACCTCTATTGGTATATCCACGTAAATACTGTGCTGCTAACTTATGGTCACTAGAACCGGGAACCATAGCTCCACTAGATAGAATCTTATCTTTATGTTTGTTGTACATTTCTGTACTAAGATTCTTAGCTTCAAAATCATACACACCACCTTGGTAGCGCATTGATTTTTCTATCATATCTTCGGCTTGCCAGTCTTCCATATGTCCACGTAAAGCATCAGCAATTTCGTTAGGAACATATCCGTCATATTTTTCTCTGTAGACATCCATCATTATTGCTTTTTCATCGTTTGTAGCGTTAGGGTTAGACCTAATTAACTCTACATCAGCAACAACCTCTGCTTGTCTTTTATCTTCTCTAGCTTGTACTCCAGCACTAGCAGCACCAGCTAATTCACCATCTAGACCAGCCCATTCTTTCCAAGAACCCATAGTTTTGGTAGAACCATCACGAGCTGTTATTTCGTGATTTACTATAGATAAGGCTTCTCCATATGTAATTTGATCTTGTTTAACTAAATCAATTAAGTTTTCTTTAAACGCTATTCTTCCTGCTGAAATAGTAGTTCTATTTCTAGCTGCATATCTTGCTGCCCAGTCGTGAGCTAGTTGGTGTCCATCTTCAGGATTAGCTGTTACAAAACCAACTTGTATCATTCTACTGTCAGAAGCTTTTACTTGTGCTTGATAGTTAGCTTCTCTTTCTACAGCTTGTTTCTTTCTTCTAGCATCATCAAACTTATCCATTTCTGGTTTGACAACAGTAGCTACAAGAGTGTCATTTAATCCTGCAAATTGTTTTGCATATTCAAATTTAATTTTAGTATCTAAAGCTGCTTGTTCAGCAGGAGATAAATCATCTAAGTGTCCAACAGAAACTTCTTGTCCATCTCTAACTACATCTATCTTTGTGTTTTCATAAGCTTCGTAAACGTATTGATCGTAGCCTTTAGCTTTTTCTAAAGCATATTGTTCTGCAACCATATACTTTTCCCAGCCAGCCATCTTACGAAATTCTTGAGCGGTGATACTGTCACCGGTGTCCTCTTCGTATTTAGATGCAAATTCTTGAGTAGCTATATCATCGTCAAATAACTTATCTCGATCACCTCTAAACTGTGCTTCTACTTCTGGACTAACACCTCTAGTTAATACGTCTAATTTTATCTGTGCTTCTCTATCTGTTCTATGTTTTATTTGTCTTTGTGTTATTATATCTCCAACTTTTGATGAGAGAGTAGCTAAACCCTCATACATTTTTTCTGTGTTTCTTACTCTATCAGCAGAATTTTTTTCTAGCTGTTGTAAGTATCTTTCCTCTGACGCTTGTATAGCTCTGTCAGATGCTTCTTGTTCTGGAACTACATCTAATATCTCTTGAGGAGTTACTGATTGTCCTGTTATTTGATAGTTAGGAATCATAATTACCTACCGTAAAGAAATCTTTGTACACCATATGACTCATTACCATATGAAGTGTTAGCACCAACACCTTGGAATTGAGGATTAGATGGCATAAAGTAACTCATTGATTGGTTTTTCTTACCACCACCTGAGTCTTTACTTGAGTCATCACCACCACGTTTTTTAAAAGGATTAAATTGGAACTTTTCATTGAGTTCTGCATTGCCTTCTATACCAGCACCAACTGCTTGTCCTAGACCTAACATAAGTGCCATACCCGGATTTCCCATTACTGGAGGAGGAGGTGCCATATCTGCTTGAGGTTGTATAGCTACCTTTCCAAAGGATCTATTCAGTTGTCCTTTTAATTGTCTGTTAACATCTATATTGCTTTCTTGAGCTTGATAACCAGCCATAGCTAAACCTCTTGATCTCATTGCTTGACTTATACCGAAGTTAGCATTATTCATAACTAATTGTCTCGCTACACTTCTACCTCTAACACCACGCTCGGCTGCTGACGCTTCAATCTGACCTTCATTGGATAACATTTTTTTGAAGTCTTCTTGATTTTCTAAGATGGCTAGAGATCTTGCATTATTTAATTGTATTTGTGTTCTTGAGTAAGCTCGTTGAGCTGCAATATTTGCTTGGTCAACCTCTTGCTCGAACTGGACTGTTTTAGTTGCATAAGTAGATCTTGTCTGCATCCACTTACGTTCTCTGACTTTAAGTTGATGTTGATAGTTAGCTCTTTTCTCCCTGTTAGCTTGGGATACTGATGCTGCTGCTCCTATTGCTCCTATCGCTGGTCCTATTGCTGCTGCTGCGCACATGGCAAAATTCTATAAAGGATAAATTGTTTGGTCCGTAAGTTAATCTTCTTAAAAATTTAAAACCTAAAAACCTAAGTAACTTTAAATGGACTTTGTTTCTTTCGTCAACAATGTTCCACAGTAACTTTTCTTTTCTTGACTTCACATACCGTCTTGCTTCTCTAGCAAAGGTATGAGGATATTCGTAGATAGCTGGGGTGCAAAGCATCCATATTTGTCCACCTTCGTGGACTCCTGCCATGCCTGCTATCTCGCCATTTGGCACTTGAAAATAAACTGAATCGCAGTTTTGATAGCCTACGATTAGTGAATTTAAAGGGTCATGTCCATGACCTTCAGTTACCTCCCGATAATCGGCTGGTAATAAATTAGAAGCCACTCTAAGAGCAGCTTCCAATGTTGCTGGGTGAATGTATTTAGACACGCTGATAATTATTAGTTGTATAAACTCCTTCCCATGTCATGTTGTGAATAGTGGCTGGAGCTGGGTGTGTAGATTTAAGTGTTAATAATGCGTTTATATTTCTATCGTAAATAGGTATTGTTCTTAAAATATTGTCATCAATAATTCCTGCCGCATTTGCTTTATATGTGTCAGAAGCAGTTAACTCAAATACCTCTGTATAATCAACTCTACCTGTTCTACTTAAGGTTGTTTCATATATACCTAAAGGACCAAAACCAAATTTAACTCTATGTATTATAGTAGTTGCTCTTGTATCAGATCTAAAAGATTCACCTTCTCTTCTTACATAATAAATAGTAGGTAGTTTAATTTCCATAGTAAACTGATGACCAATCAAAAATGTTTGACTAGACCAGTTTCCATCAATTTCTAAATTACTTCCATTGATAGTTATAAGACCATATCTACCTAACTCAGTTCCGGAATCAACATCATAAGCTGCTAGTTGACTTGTACTTTCTATTCCAGTTGGTTTAGGAAATGTTGTTTTTTTAGTTGTAGCATTATAAGTATTTGATGCTGTTGTTACTGACATTAAATGATCTAGATGTACTCTGTTTTCTGCAATAGCAAAAGTATTAGCATCCATTTTAATACTATATTTAAGTAGTTGATCTTTGTTATTATTTCTAACTACTACAAACAAGTTATCGTCTTGCATACAATGGTATTGAATAGTTCCTGTTAATGTCCATTTAAACCAAGCTGCTAATTTACGAGCTCTAACATTATCAAAATATCTATAACCATATAAAGTAGATGTTCCTTCTTCACTAAAAAAGATTACTGAGTTTTCTCTAGAATTAGATATAAGTTTTAAATCTTTTTCAAATAATCTAGAAACTACGGCACTCTGTTCAATTACTTCTGGTTCACCTTCTCGTTGGACTTGTGCCATTTCAAAAAATCTTGAGAACTTACCGGCATTATCTAAGAAACCGACTGTAGTACCAAGAGAGA